ACGGTTTCGGTGTCAGGTGATAAGATCGCGTTCGCGGTTGGGGCGATTGACTTCACCCTGCCCAATTCCTAAGACGTGGCCACGCGGATCTACTTCCCTTCGAGCGGCGCCGCTCCCGTGACGCCCTCGGGGTGGTTGTTCACTTCGCAGATCGCCGCCCCAGTCACATTCAAGGCGGTTATAGCGAAGATTTCTAGTGCTCTGACCAATGTCAATGGAGCCACTTCGACTACCAATCCTATCCTGCGTGGGATGGGAAGGTGGGTGATTGGACCTCTGGCAAACGTGCAGATCAGTGGCACGATCAAGGGACAGTTTCGTTGCACTGAGAACAATGCGGGTGCCTCGGCTACTCTGGCGGTAGCTATCAAGATCATTCAACCTGGTGGGGCCGATCGTGCCACGTTGCTCTCCCCTGTCGCTTCAGATGCGGCCACGACAGTTCCTCCGGAGATGCTCACCGGCACCACACCTGAATCTGGTGCGGCCAATCGCTCCTTTAACGACACGGCGGAGAGCGCGAGCATCACGCTGACGAACCAGACCCCCACGGCCGGAGATTATTTGGTGATTGAGGTCGGTTTCCGATCCGCAACGGGCACCTCGCGGACAATTTATCTACGGTATGGTGATAACGGGGCAAATGACCTACCCGAGAATCAGACTGGTACGAATGACTATGTTCCTTGGATTGAATTTAGTCAGACCCTCTCCTGGCAGACCACTACTTATAATGAGAGCGGAACGCTGACGAGCATCCCAGGGCTGATTGGATCTGATAAGGTGGTTCTGGTTGGGGGTGGTGCCGTCAGTGGTATCCCTTCGGAGACCGCGGCTGAACTCATTTCGCTGTTAGCCGCCGGGATCGTCTCGTCGCTCCCTAGTCTGACCTCGCAGGACCTAATTGCATTTCAGGAATCAGGTCTTCTTAATTCTGTTCCAGTATTGACCGGAATTGAAGAACTCATACCTAGCAGTCAGACCTATAACGAGAGCGGAACTCTTTCTGTCATTCCTTCCCTTGCGGGAGACAGTGTCCTGGTATTTCTTGGGGCAGATACCTTGTCAGGTGTTCCGTCTGTGGTCGGGGTTGAGTTGCTCTCATTGATTGCTTCTGGTGTTCTAACCACCATCCCTTCCCTTACTGGAACAGAGACAACAAGTCTATTTGAAGGGGGAGGAATGTCTGCCATTCCAACCTTGACAGGAATGGGCTACCTTGTCTTGGGTGAGTCAGGGACGTTTCTCATTGTGCCTTCCTTGACTGAAGGGAATGCTCTTGTCCTGGTTGGATCGGGGACGCTCTTCTCTATTCCATCCCTTACTGGAGTGGAAACCTTTGTGGGTCTTCAAACCTTTGACGAAGGAGGAGAACTGACCGGTATTCTGACCTTGGTGGGGGTGGACATTGTTGCTTTGGTTGGATCAGGAGCAATCTCATCTGTTCCGTCTCTGGTTGGTGACGATGTTCTTTTCTTGATCGCCTCTGGCCTATTGAGTACCATTCCCAATCTCGTCGGAACGGAGACTTTCAGTGGAGGGGCTCTTACATATGACGAGGGAGGGGTTCTTCTTTCCCTCAGCAGTCTATCCGGTTCTACTCTGGTGACTTTATCGGCTAGTGGTGTTCTATCGTCCGTCCCTTCTTTGGTCTGGATCAGTCGAGGGGGGACATTGATGACGATACGTCTGACTGATCCAACATCAACGCAATCCCGTCTAGGGCGGACCTCTATTCAATCTAGCCTCTCAGGTGGTCGCCTTGAAGGGAATGGTATCTTACAAATACAATGAACCGAATCTTTCTCAAATCAGGTGATATCGGTATTCGATTGACTGATACCCTTCTTAAAGACGGGGTCCCAATGGACTTGACAGGGGCAACGGTTAAGTTCATCATGAAAGGAAGGACGGGAGCGGCTTTCGTGGATGATGCCCTATTCGAGGAATCAGGGCAAGGACCGGGAGAGGTGGCCTATGAGATTGGTATTGGTTTCCCTACCACTTCTGGTGTCTACCAACAGGAGTGGGAGGTCACCTTAGCTGGATCAGTGTTGACTTTCCCTTCTGATAGCTATAATGAGATCCAGATCCTAGATGATCTAAACTGATATGGCGATCATCAATGCAATAGAAGGGGTTCGGGAGGTCCTGACAAAATTGAGGCTCAGGAATGAACGGCTCGCGAAGGGGTGTAATCGCGGTTTGCGGGTGGCGGGTCTGGCCCTCCAGAGGGAAAGTCAGAAGATGGTTCCGGTAAACTTTGGGGTCTTGAAGGCCTCAGCTTTCACTCGGGCGAACGGAGAGGGGTTCAAGACTGAGGTGGATGTGGGCTATACGGCGCTCTATGCCATCTACGTGCATGAGGCGGTCGGCATGAAGCTGAAGGGTCTTCCCCGGCCCAAGGGTCGAGGGAAGTATTGGGATCCCCAGGGCCGGGCCCAGGCCAAGTTCTTGGAGGAACCCGCTCGTCGCCTTGGTCCTAAGCTGGTGGGGATTATCAAGACCAACATGATGATCACATGAGATCTCCAGCCGACATCATTGCCCACCTTCTCGTCAATCTAGGCCTTTGCACATTGGAAGATGAATGGCCAATCTCGGTGGCTATCTTGCCCGATACGCCAGACGAAGCCGTCTGTGCATATGACACCGGCGGAAGGATGGACGGGCGCATCCTACGGACGGGAGAGCAGATAGTCCATCCTGGTATCCAGATCCGTGTCCGAGGTAAGGACTACCTTGCTTCTTATGCGAAGATTCGAGCCATTGCCCTCTTGCTGGATCTTCAGAATGACATTCTTGTTGCGTTTTCTGATGAGGAGGTCTACGTTATCCAGAATGTGTCACGAACGGGAGATATTCTTCCGTTGGGCATAGAAGATATTGACGGTAGACGGTGTCACAATTTCACGATGAATGCGGTCTTGACATTGAGGGAAGAGGAGGCGATAACCCCTCCAGGGGCACCGTCCCTGACGGTGGATTCCTCGATCTTGACGGGAGACTCTAACCTAGTAACCGTGGACCACACATGAGCATTGAGAATATCAACGTAGGGACCGCTGCAAATGATGGGACAGGGGACCCTCTCAGGGAAGCCTTCCAAAAGGTCAACGCGAACTCCGCTTGGCTAACGGGGAAGGTAGGCACAGATGACCAAGCGATTGTTCTAGGAGGGAACATTGGCAAACGATTCCTCAACTTGGTTGCCTCCAATGAGGTCTGGGAGGATATTCGGTTTCCTGTCGAAACGCTCAATCCGGCGGGCATTGGTACCGCGGGGGTTCTGGTAACCAACAGTGGCCAGAGTGGGACAGATATGGCGCTTTCGCTCACCACCAACAATACACTCTACATCATAGCCGAGCTACCTCGCACGTGGCTACCTGGGACTATCATTCACCCGCACATTCACGTTCAGCCACAGCTTAACATTCTCAATACCATCCTGTGGGATGGTTGGTATTCCGTCGCGGATGAGGGTGGCCTCTTCCCAGTCGCAACACAGATGACTCAGTTCGGCACAGACATCCCTGTGGGAAGTCAATGGAAGAACCTCACCCTGTCGCTGCCTTCAGGAGGAATTGACCTAGTTGGGACTGCTGGACTGTCAACTACCATCCGATTCAAGTATCAGGTGGCCGCCTCTAGCAACCCGTTCCACCTCCTCAGTTTTGATATTGACTTTCGATACGGAGGATCCCCCATCCCCTACACTCCCATCTAACATAACCACACAGAAAGACCAGATCATATGCCTAGTAATGTAAGACTCGATGACGGCTTCTCGACGATTATCACCCTGGCGAACATCCCCACGGTGAAATTGTATGAGAAGGAAATCACCCCTCCTGGTATCAGTGCGGGCGGCCCTATTGATACCACCACCATGCGGAATGTCACTTGGCGAACGATGTCGCCGAGGGCACTGAAATCCCTCACCCCTGTCAGTGTGACAGTGGCCTTCGCGACGGAAGCGATTCCTGTCGTGCAGAGCCAGGTTGGGATCAACCAGTTGATCACGGTGACCTTCCCCGACCAATCGACACTCGTCTTTTGGGGGTGGTTGGAGGAATTCACTATCGGTGCGATGACCGAAGGCGAACAACCCACCGCCACACTCAACATCCAACCTGGCAACGTGGATGATAGCGGCGCCGAGGTGGCTCCAATCTACACTGCCCCGGCTGAATCCTCGGCGGTCTAAACCTTACCCAGTATGAGCGAACTCACATTCAACCTCAAAACCACGGTTCGTCCTGTCGTCCTTGAGGACGCCGAAGGCAAACAAGTCAAGATGGCGCTTCACGAGATGAGCGCCGCGGTCCGGGATAGGTATCTCGACAGTCTGACCGGGAGGATGCGGTTGGATCCATCAGGTCAGATCGCTGGAGTCAAGAAATTTGAGGGTCTCCAGAGCGGGCTTCTAGTCTGTTGTCTGAAGAAAGAGGATGGTACCCTGGTTACCGAGAAAGAGGTGCAGGAATGGCCAGCCTCGGTGGTGACACAACTCTTCCAGGCGGCCCAGGAACTCAACAAACTGGTTCGCACTCCCGGAGACTCGGAAAAAAACGGTTGACGGGTGAGAGGCTCATTTGGTATAGGGTGGCCTCCCACCTTCACCTTCCAGTTGACGAACTGAAGGAGAGAATTACCTATACCGAGTTTCTTGAGTGGATTGAATACTTGGGCTGGGATGAGCGCCGCCAGACGAAGCTGGACTTCTACCTGGCACAGATTGCCACCGAGGTTCGCCGGAGTCTTGTTAAGCACCCCAACTCGGTCAAGGTCAAGGATTTCCTGCTCGGTCAGAAAGAGTCTCAAGATCGGACGGAGAAATCAAAGCGCGCCTGGACCAAGGCGCTGAATGTGGATATCGGAAAGAATTGACGTATGGCTATCGGAGACGCATTAGGTGGCGGGAGTCTAGGCACCCTCTTCGTTCGTCTCACTGCGGATTCCTCCAGATTGGTCAAAGGAATGAAGCAGGCGGAGCTCTCAGTTAGCTCAGGTTCCGCCGCCATGCTCAAGACAACGGCGTCCCTGGCTGCCGGGATGGCGGCGGCCTTCGGGGTCGTGGCCTTCGTTGCCATCAAGGAGTTCGTGAAGTTCGACAAAGCCATGACGGAGTCATTGGCCATCATGGGGGACCTGTCAGAGGGGACCAAGAAGAGCATGGCCGAACTGGCCCGCTCCATGTCTGGGGAGACCATTCAATCTGCTGAGGAGTTGGCTAAGGCTTATTTCTTCCTGGCCTCGGCCGGTCTGGATGCCGAACAATCGATGAAGGCCCTACCGGCGGTAGCCAAGTTTGCCACCGCAGGCATGTTCGATCTCTCGACCGCCACTACCCTGTTGGCCGACGCCCAATCGGCTCTGGGGCTGAGATCAAAGGATGCGACGGAGAACCTGAAGAATATGACTCGGGTCTCCGACGTCTTAAGCAAGGCGAACGTCCTCGCCAATGCTGATATTCGACAATTCAGTGAGGCTCTGACCAACAAGGCGGCCGCGGCTTTGCGGTCGGTGAACAAAGATGTGGAGGAGGGAGTAGCGGTCTTAGCCACCTTTGCCGATCAGGGATTGAAAGGAGCCGCAGCAGGTGAGGCGCTGGCTATCGTCCTTCGTGATTTGCAGAGGGCCTCGATTGAGAACCGGGATATGTTTAACCAGATGGGGGTTTCCGTCTTTGATGCCCAGGGGAACATCAACAATCTGGCTGATGTCATGGGTTCGTTGGAGAAGGCGATGGCGGGGGCGACGGTTGAGGAGAGGAGAATGGCCTTCGCGATGATGGGGTTCCAAGACCGTTCTTTATCAGCCATCTTGGCCTTGATGGGGACCTCGCAAAGGATCCGTGAGTATGAGGCAGCCCTCCGCCAGGCGGGCGGGACGACGGAGGAGATCTCTTCCAAGAACCTCGCTAGTCTTTCCTCCCAGCTCACCATCACTAAGAATCTCTTCGAAGACCTTCTCATCACCATTGGTGAAGGTTTGGCCCCCACTCTCGTCAAGCTGAACGATGAGCTCAAAGAGATGGCCAAATCAGGGACAGCGGCTAATGAGTCTATCAAGGAAACGGCTAGCGTGTTGGGGACAGCCTTGGTCTATGCTGCTAAGGCGGTTCTGTTCGTCTTTGGAGGCATCCGTGACCTCCTGAAGGTGCTCCTCATGGGGTTCCTGAAGCTGATGGAGCAGACCCTCACCTTTCAAATTATCCTCCTAGACCTGGTCAAGCTGATAAGCAACCAGGTCATCCGGGTCGTGGTGGACGGTTTCAATTTCATGATCCAATCGGTCAACCAGGTGATTGATCTGCTCCCGGCCGCCATTCGCGATCGGTTGGGCTTGGCTCCGATGAAGAAGATCGCTAATGACTTCACCGTTCCTTTCGTTGATACCGTCAGGGAGAAGCTTCAAGGAATGTTGGAAACGGTCAAGGGAACCAATGATGAGTTATGGCAGGGATTAGTGAAGACCTCGGTAGGGGCGGCCGAGGCAATCAAGCCACCCACGACCGCCATCGTGAATACTTTGAAGGGAATAGGGACTGCCGCGGAGCAAGCGACCACTAAGGTGGGCAATGCCCTTAGCCAGGTCAAGAAGATGATTGACTCGGCCAAAGTAAATGAGCTCCTCAAAGCTCTGGGGTTGCCTGAGGGAGGTCTCCGCGGTCCCACCCCCACCGCTGCGGAACTCATGAAGGCCATCCAACCGGGACAAGGCGGGCAAATGGAAGCCGGCAAGGCCATCGAGATGCTCCAGCGAGCCGGTTTGCAGCAAGGGGGAGGTGGAACTGCTACTCAACTATTCGACCCATTCAGTCAACAGGCCCAGGCCGTTTCTAATGAGATCCAGATGAACCAAGACAAGCTGAAGATCTTGGAGGATCTGGGCAACCAGGAGGTTGAATTGACCGAAGAAGTTCAGAAGAGGAAAGCCGCGGCCATCGAGGCCTATAATGAACAGGTCAAGAAGCTCCAGATGGCACAGAACATGATCTTGATCCAAGCGGGTCAAGAGATGTTTGGGGCTCTGACTGCGGCGACGAAAGCCGCGGCCGGTGAACAATCCGCCATCTATAAGGTCATGTTTGCAGCCTCTAAGGCCTTCGCGATTGCGGAATCCATCATCAAGATTCAGCAGGGAGTCGCCGGCGCCTTGGCTCTACCCTTCCCCGCTAACCTGGTTGCGGTTGCTGCGGTGGTGGCGGCCGCTGCCAATATCGTCTCCACCATTCAATCTGTCCAGCTTGAGTTTGGAGGCGAGAAGGCCGAGGGAGGTCCAGTGTCTCCGGGTAAGGCCTTCTTGGTAGGGGAACGCGGACCAGAAATGTTCTCACCATCTCGGAGCGGTTCCATCATCTCCAATGACCAGTTGGATGGTGGCGGTACGAAGGTGATCATCAACAATTACACAGACGTTCAACCACAGGTTACTGAGAGGCAGGAAGGGGACCAGAAGGTAGTGGAGATTGTCCTCCGCCGATTGAGGAGTGAGATCAGTTCAGAGGTTCGCGATGGTCGTGGTGACATTCCCCGTTCCATGGAGCAGACCTGGGGTCTGAAGCGAGGGAAACAATGATCCTCCAAGTCGACAATACCTGGCCGGCGGCTCTGCCCCTCCCATCAATTAACTACTCAGGGAACCCGCGTAATGGCACGATAATGTCCCAGGATAAAGGAACGCTAATCGCGCGACGATCGCGGTTTGAGAGGTCCTATTCTGGACTGGCGGTTACCTGGGTGCTCACCTCGATTCAATTTGCCTCCTTCAAGACTTTCCTCCACACCAATCTGAATAATGGGGCCTCTCAGTGCAAGATCGAATTGCGGTTCCCCTACAATACCGAACTGACGGAGTGGGCCATGAGGATTGAAGACGGCTACTCCGCGACCCGTGCAGACGGTATCTGGACGGTGACGGCAAATCTAGACTTAGTCAACCCCATAATCTTCTGATCTATGTTAGGAGATAGCATCTACCACGAAGGGACACGAAAGGAAGAACCAAGGGAAACAAAACAGAGAAGGAATTGGTTCTTCTTTATGCAACGCAAGAAAGATCCTTCAGGATCGAGACCGTCCACTATGGCACACAATTCCAGAACCGATGATGCAGATGACTTCGACCGCCCCCGGAGGGAGAAAAGTCCAATCTGGTCGCAACTCATGGGGGGCATCTTGCTTGTCATATGCTCAACCTCTTTGGGCTACGGCTGGGCCCAGTCTACCACCACTCGAGAACTGGTGGTGTCTTTGGCTCGATTGTCTCTCTCCGTTGATCATATGAGAGAGCTTCAGCAGACGGATCGAAAGGCTCTAGATAATACAGATCTGCGAATCAGTCGTGATATCAGCGATATGCGAGCGGCGGCCACGGAGCATATGAAGGTCACGGTAAATCTCATCCAGAAGATGGTCGAGCAGAACCAGGAACTGATTGCCTATCTAAGGGCTCGTGTCGTGCCGACGAATGGCAAGCCTTGATAGGCGGCAGATTTATATTGCCCTTTTCAGCTTAGGTCGTAGAATGGGGATATGAGAAATAAATTGATGTCTTTTATCACCGGAACTCTTGCTCTCTTCTTGGGAGGCCTTATTGGTCTCTCAATCTTCGTGGGGTGTGCATCTCGACCTCCCACTCGGTTTGAGCAAGGATTGTTTAACATCGAGACCAACCAGATTCCTATCGTGGTCTTGAGGACGAACATCTTCGACGTCACCGTGGTGAGGACCAATGCCGTCACCGTAACAAATACCGTGGGCGTGGTGGAATGGCAGACTAACATCATCCCAGTTGTTGTCCAGCAAACGAACACGATGATCGTGACCAATACTCAGGAGGCCTACCTCTACCATCCGGGTGAGGGCGCGAAGAATATTCAAGAGGTTGGTACGACAGTGGGGAATCTATTTGGGGTAGGAGGGATGACTGGGACGGCGCTAGGGGCGCTCTTTTCCCTCTGGGGCTACTGGCGGAGCAAGAAGTCTCTTGTTACGGCAGGGAACATCGCCCAGACGGTGGAGACCATGCGTGAGTTTGTCAAGTCCCTTCCTAATGGTGCCACCTATGATAACGAGTTGGTGAATTGGATGCAGGCCCATCAGGCCGATGCGGGTGTCTTGAATCAAGTCATGACATTGTTGAAGACCCAGGTGAACAATCAAGATGCGAAGGTCGCCGCCCAGCAGGTGATGGATACGATCAACGCACTCAAGAACCTGGCTCCGACTCCACCACAGTCGTAAGGGCTACCTCTTCTGGATCGTCCTTCTTCGGGGGACGATCCAGAACCAACCAGAGTTCATATGTCTGCCTCTCAACTTACAATCTACTCATCTTCTGATGCCTCAGGACCTGGGCTTCTTGCAGGCCAGGCCAACGATCTGATCCGTGTCTTGCGAGCATGTCTGGTTGATGGATATTCGGGCAAATCCGCTGCGGGGTGGTCTGAGCCGGTTGCCGCTTCGGGAAATTGCGCCGGGTTCAAGGTGGGGGCCGGTGGAAGTGACTGTGTTGTCCACGTCAACGACAATGGTCCTAATGTCACGGCTACCTACAAGGAGGCTTGGATCACGGGATGGGAGGTCCTGACTGGAGTGGGCACGGTGGGGACCGGCAGCGGGCAGTTTCCTCTGCCGTCACAACTCTTGACCACAGGTCATGCGGTGGTGAGGAAATCGACCACGGCGGATGGGGTCGGTCGGGTTTGGAGGTTGGCCGCCGATTCTCACACTTTCTATATGTTCATCCTGACAGGGGATACCGCGAGCGTCTACTTCGCTTTCGTCTTCGGCGATATCTACGCCTTCTCGGATGATGATACCAAGCGATGTCTCCTCATAGGTCGGTACCAAGAGAATTCGAGTGCTGGTAACAGTGAAGGGTTTGGTCATGCCAACCTCTTAGCAGGACCAGGTGTGGGACACTATATGCCTCGATCTTGGGGTGGATCAGGATCTAGTATTTTGGTCAGCAAGGCCGGCAACGCTTCCTTCCACGAATATACCGCCGGCTCCCTAGCCTTCGGGTCTGGTGGAATCATTGGAGCCAATATGTCCGATAATTCCATTTGGATCACCCCCGTTTTGGTTCACCATGACAGTCAGCTCAGAGGGAGGATACGGGGGCTCTACCAGATTCTTCACACCCAAGCGAGCTTTGCTGATGGGCAAACATTTGAGGGTGGAGGTGATTTTGCGGGCAAGACCTTTACCGTGGTGAAGCCTTTCTTGACTACGATGGGTGGTGTCTATGGTACCGTGGCGATCGAGACGAGTGCCACGGTCGAAACCAATTAGAGGTCATGTCAACCTATTCCATCTATGAGGGACGGGTCCCGGTATCTAGCACCGCCTCTAACAATACATTAGGGGCAAGATTCTATTCTCGTGGTGATGGGGTAGCGACGGCTATCTCATTCTACAAACATGCAGCTCAGTCAAACTCGATCGCTCTGAAACTCTGGTCGGATGCGGGAGCTTTATTGGACAGCGCCACCCGAGGAGGGGATGGGAGTTCTGGATGGATGACGGTGGCCTTGGCTGGGGCCGTCGCGATCGTCAAGAATACCTACTATGTAGTATCGGCTTGGTTCCCCAGCCAATCTTGGTATTACACGGCAGGTGAGGCCGCTGGGAATTCCGTGACCAGTTCGATGATTGTCGCAAGTGACGGTTCTAGGTCCGGCGTCGGAGATGTTTTTCCGGCGACGCCCGCCTCCAATTATCACGCGGTAGATCTCCTCATGACCTCCGACCTTCCCCTGCCCACCTTTGATCATCACAGCACCACCACGCCTTGTGTCATTGGATTCATAAAAGGGATCTGCTTGGGGGGAATGAGCAATGTCTTCGGCGATGGTCGCGCTGACACTCGTCACCTGGCGCTGGGAATTCGCAAGGCGACGGATGAGGGCTACCCTACTCCGCCCTGCCTGGCCATTGACATCCCTAACATGTGGCGGTTCCGCTGGGGAGTTCTTACTGGAACGCGGTCCATCTCCATCTACACCAAACAGGTGAGCAGTGTGACGGGCTTGCGTCCCAAGATGGTGGTTAAGGCAAATCCATCCGTAGGTATCAATGTCGACGTCTCTGCGAGTGCGGGGTTAGGGACGGGCTGGATCAGGATCGGACCCATCACGATAAATCCCACTCAGGATGGGGCACTCTTTGTGGAGCTCTGGAACATGGATATTTACAACCTCAATAGCCCCGCCTACTTTGACCATCTGGTGGCCACATGAGTGCCTCCTCCGATTTCCAATCGTGGTTTGCGGGGGTCCCCTTCATTATTGTCGAAGGGGATCCTGATTTCAATACTTGGCTGGGAGCGGTCCCTTTGGTGGATATTGGCGAGGTGATTCCGGAACCAGAACCGCCGGCTCCCGTTTTTTACCCCACCTGGCCTTCTCTTGTTCCTCTGCCCTTGGTGAATCCTCAGATGGCGGGAGAGTTTGGGGGACAATCGACGTTGATGGAGAGCGGACGGAAACGAATCCGCCGCATTCTTACCGCGCCTACCGAGCGGCTAGAGGTGAACTGGAATTTCGCAGGGGATCAATACATTCTCTTCAAGGCCTTCTTTGATGGGACTCTGGCGAATGGATCCAGCCCCTTCCATATTGAGATCTTCGGGGAATCCAAATTGATGGCCTTCCTCGAATCCGACTATTCCTTTGACCATTCTGACAACCTCTTCACAGTCACCGCAAGTTTGGAATACATTGATTCCTCATAGCCATGCCCAACCCATCCTTGGAGACAGCCATCAAAGAGGCCTATGCCAGTTGTCCTACCAGCAAGGTGATTCTGGAGACGCTGGAGATTCGCCAGTCTGGGGTCCAGTCCACTCTTTATCTAGTCAAGGCCCGGCAAGGGATCACGGCCAAAGATGAAAATGGGGTGGACCGGACATTTACCCCTTGTGGTTTTCAAATCACCCTTCCCCCTGAAAATGAAGAGGGCTTTCGGAGTCTCAACGTCGCCATTGATAACATCGGCCGGGCGGTGAGTGATTTTGTGCAGGCGGCGATGTCCGAGAAGGTCCCGGTCGAGATGATTTACCGTCCCTACCTGAGCGATGATCTGACCGGCCCGCAGATGATCCCGCCCTTGGTTCTTTATTTGAAGGAGATTCAAGTCAACGTCACACAAGTGACTGGACGGGCAACCTTCATGGATGTGGTCAATAAGAAATTCCCATCTGACATCTATACGCGCCTTCGCTTTCCATCATTGGGATGAACCATTGGTCCACCAGGTATATTGGGATCCCCTACTGCCTCGGGGGCAGAGAAAGGGATGGGGTTGATTGCTGGGGATTAGTGCGTCTCATCTATCGGGAGGAAAGAGGAGTGCTCCTCCCTAGTTTGCCTGGGGTGGCTTCCAGTGATCTACTGGGTATCTCCCGCGAGATTGTGCGAGAGACCGCACGATTGTGGCAGGAGGTAGCTCGACCTAGCGAGATGTGCGCGGTGGCGATGAGCCAAGGACAGATCCCCCACCATGTTGGAGTCTGGACGGCGGCAGATGGGGGCAAGATCATCCATGCCTGGAAGGACCTCGCAACCATTGCTGATACGGTGAGGACTCTACGCTTGCGAGGGTTCCGAACCATCCATTTTTTCTCCTATGGCCTATATCATTGAGACGCCCAATGCCTTCCAACCGCTCGTGGGGATGAGGAAGCATTTTCATCCAGGCGGGATTTCGATTCGCGGTTGGTTGGAGGGGACCTATCCTGGCTTCATCGAATTCCCTAATCCCACCATCTGCTTGGTAAACGGTGAACCCGTCTTGAGGGAAGATTGGGATCAGGAGATCAAGAAGGACGACATCGTCAATTTCATCAATTTGGTGGGCGGTCCTTTGATCATTATCGTAGTGGTGCTCATCATCGCCATGGTCGCTTTGGCGCTGACCATGCAACCCCCCGCGACTCCTGGGACGACACCTTCATCAGATCCGGTTTTCTCTACCAAAGGCCAGACCAATGATATCCGTCTGGGTGAGCCCATCGAGGTGAACTACGGTCGCAATCGGATCTACCCATCGCTGGCGTCCTATCCCTTCTTCCGATACGTGGATAATGACCAGTTTCAATATTCTCTCTTCTGCATTGGTCAGGGTTTCTATGAGGTCCACGCAATTCAGGTGGGGGACACCGATATCAATACCTTCGCCGAGGTCACCTACGAACTCCTACAACCAGGAGAAGCATCCACCCTCTTCTGGTCCAACATTGAGACTTCGGTTGAGGTAGGCGGTCAGACCTTCTATGCAACGAACGATCCTGAATATGAGGCGCCGGGGTGGATTGGCCCGTTCGCAGTCTGCGGGCCGGATGAGACAGTCTCGGCGGTGGAGGTAGATTTGGTTTACCCCAAGGGGGTCTATCGGGTCAAGAAGAATGGCAGTCTGGCTATCATCACCGTGCGGGTCGAGTTTGAGAAACGTCTGATTGATGACGATGGAAATCCTTTGGGGGATTGGTCGTCGCTTATCACCTACTCTATGGCCGCCGCCACAACCACTCCCCAGCGGCGGACTTCTTATGTGGCGCTGTCTCCGGGGCGATATGAAGTCAGGGGAAGGAACCCTGACTTCCAGCCGATCAGCACTCGCTATGGTCGTGATGTGGCCTGGGAATCCATGAAGGGCTATTTGATTAGACCGACACCTGACTATGGGAATATCACGATGCTGGCGGTGAAGATCAGAGCCACCAACAATCTGAACGCTCGCACCCAAGAGCGGTTCAATGTCCTGGCCACTCGCAAATTGCCGGTCCGTGAGTCAGGGGGAACCTTCTCAGATCCGGTCGCGACCCGTTCGATCATCTGGGCTTTTGTAGATGTCTTCCGAAGCTTCTATGGTGGGTATATTCTCAGCGACACCTTCTTCGATTGGGAGACACTCGAGACACTTGATGCCCTTTACGAATCCCGCAATGAACATTTCGATTGGACCTTCCGTGACCCCATCACCGTATGGGAAGCGGCCAAGGTCATCGCGCGGGCGGGTCGCGCCATCCCTTTGCTAGCCGGATCGCTCATCACGATGCGGCGTGATGGTCCGTTGGAAGTCCCCGTTACTCTTTTCATGCCTGATAACATTGTGAGGGGAAGCTTCGAGTGGAGCATCAGCCTCTGGGAGCCCCTTGACTTTGATAGCCTGATGGTCGAATACAATGAGCCCGCTTCAGGTTACAAACAAGAGCAGGTCCTTTGCATTCTCCCAGGTGATTCCGGTGATATACCTAAGGACCTCAGGATTCCAGGGATTCAAGATCGGGATCATGCTTACCACGAGGGCCTCTACACCCTGGCGAGTGAGAGATACCTGAGAGAGAACATCGCCTTCGAGACAGGGCTGGAGGGGTTCATCCCCAGTTATGGGGACTTGGTAGCCATTTCACATGACGTCCCTCGCTGGGGTCAATCCGGTTACATTCTGGGAGTGGAAGAAGAGAGCAGCGGTACCTGCCACCTCCATGTATCAGAGCCTTTGGATTTTAGTGAGAGCGGCGACCATCAGATTCTGCTCAGGAAGAAGGATGGGAGCATCATCGGTCCATTCACCGCGCAAGAGAACAGTGACCCAAAGATCGTCACGATCGAGCCTATCGAGGAGATTGACTTCTTGCTTGGAGGGACGACTGAGCCCATGCTTTTCTTGTTCGGGGTGATTGGAGAAATCACCAAATATGGTCGAGTGGTGAAACTAGAACCCCAAGGGGGTGAGCGAGTCAAGATCACGCTGGTGAATGAGGCGCCTATTATTCATACCTTTGACGAGCTTATCGCCCCTCCTTTCACGGCCGGTCCACAGCCTCCTGTGGTACCAGACTTGCCAATCATCACCCGCCTCACTCTCACCCAGGTTGACGATAGTGTCCTGCAAGTGCTGGCCAGCTGGAACCCTGCCTTTGGCGCCCAATTCTACATCATCCAGACCTCCACTGATGGGGTGAACTGGCAATTCCGCGCCGACACGGTTCGCACCTCCCTTCAGTTTCAGGTGACGGTAGGATTGCTCTACGTTCGAGTCGCGGCGGTGAACAATGGTCAGGGGCCTTGGATCCAAGGCACCATTGACGTGGGCCGGATCTTCGGGTTGGTGATTTTCATGCCTTGGAATGCCGACTTGGAGAGCGGTGGAGGGAATGATTTAGAATGGGGGATTCGTTGGTGGTCCAACCCGTTGTGCGACGCCTACCGAATTCGCGTTTATGACAACGCCCAATCCGCCCCCATCCTCAAACGTGAGGTCATCCAGACAGGCGTAGAGTTCATTTATTCCTTCGACTCCCTTGAGGAGATGGCAATAGACGACGACAATTTGAATCGCCTGATGTTAGTTGAGGTGGATGGTATGTCGCGCGACAGCGACACCGATATTCTGGAGGCTGACAATTTCCCCCGCACACTGGAATTGAGCAATGTCCTTCCTCTGCCACCCGCGGATTCGTCTATCTCCTGGGAATTCGTCTCCTACGACGAGGATGCCAGTGCGGGACCTACCTTCTACTTTCGCATCTATTGGGCGGACGGGCTAGAAGCTGATCTTTATCGTGGCGTGGTCTGGCTGTCGCTTGATGCTAGTTTTGATCCGACGCTGGAGCCGTCATCTTACTCATTCGTCTCGTCCACGGTGGGCTCCACCCCGCAGCAGGGGGTGGTAGGGATTGTTCTCACTCCTGATCACGTCTTTCCTGACACTTACCTCTGGGTGGGGTTGGGAGACATTTGGGGACCTGAGGGGGCCCCAGGGAGTCAGTTCGTCATTACTCTTGATTGGATTTTGGAACCCGGCACCTGGACTGATCTAAATCGGTGGATAGACCAGGAGACGTGGAAGGACGCATGAACCTAAAAACTGGAGAGATTTATGATACCTATTGCCAACAATGAAGTCGGTTCGTCAGTGAGAGCGAAATTGAACACCATCATCTCACTGGTGACAGAAGCGATGGTGGTAAAGACGGCGGATGAGACGCGAAACATCTACCAGGTCGAGGATTACGACTTGTTGGTAGCAGTGGAGGCGGGGCAGAGCTACCTGATTGAACTGAGCATTGTCTATAACCAGGCTGGGGCGGGTGACAATCCCAGCATCACATGGATCCTCCCCAATGTCGATAGCGCGGAATGGTTCGTTGAGCATATCGGAGGGGGTGCCGCTCCTGAAATTGCCTACCACATAGGGGCATTATTGCCTACTGAGGTTCCCACTACCCAAGTCGGTATCAATGTCTTCAAAGGCTGGCTGCGGTTATCTCCTTCGGAAGACGGTTACGTCATTCTGGTATGGGGAAAGACAGGGGCGGGTGGAGCTCCTACGGTTAAGGCGGGAAGCTGGATCCACCTGATTCCGTCTACCTACGCGCAGAGTTAAGATAGGTCAATCACCTTCCCAGTTGTCAGGTTGGGATTGTGGGTCACCTGCACGATCTGGATATTCATGTCAGTCGAGAGTTGTTCTAGCATCTGGCGGACGTTCTCTTGGTATTGCATTGAGACAAACCTGAATGGCTCGTCGAGGACCACCACTCGTGATAAGCGGGGACGATAGAGCACGAGACAGGCAACTCTCAAGGCAAAGGCGGCCACGTCTACTACACCACCCCCGCTGGCCGTGAGTGGATCTACCTCCAAATCTCGGCGAAGAAACCGCAAGGTTGCCTCGGTCCGCCCCCGTTTCCTCTCGAACACGATCTTGAAGGCATAGGGATCGTCAAAGACAGTAGATAGACAGGAAGAGACCACCCCCGATATCTTCTGGTGGGCTTGTTGTTGGACGGCTTGGGCCAGGTGCTGAAGGATCTCCTGAGCGTCCACCGTGTGTTCTAAGGCTGTGGTGGTCTTTTTCAGCTCAACCTCCTCGCGCTTGATCATATCTTTGAGGAGATTGATCTTGGAATGAAGGGCGAGGACTTCCTTCTCTTCCTGGAGGAGGTTCATGACCCCGACCCCGACCTTGACCATGACCATGACCCTGACCTTGACCATGACCATAACCCTGACCTTGACCTTGACCCCGACCTTGACCTTGACCCCGACCTTGACCTTGACCATGACCCCGACCCCGACCTTGCCTCCGACCTTGACCTTGACCTTGACCATGACCCCGACCTTGACCTTGACCTTGACCAC